CAGCAGCGTTTACAGAATGCTGGGTGCCGTACCATATATTGTGCCAAGGATCTACAAATGGCCTACCAGGATAGTTCGCTCTTACGAGACGATATTATCGTGATGACCGACGTAGATTATTACCTTGACATGACTAATGTGTTGCAAGGCAACCCTGTTCTGATTTATACGTTCGTCCCACTCGAGGTGTCTGGGTCAACGGAGGATGGTATATACTATACACATTCAGACGACACCGTGGAAACGGTGACAAACGGCGGTTCCAGATACAGACATCAACTCTGGGACTACGATGACGACCATATAGTCATCGACACGTGGAAAGGCTCATACATATACTTGATAGAGCAGCTACGCGTGACCGAAACAAGGCGATTGATATATTTCAACCCTGTTCGGTTCGTACCGTTCGTCTTTGGATGGATATTGCCTGGCAGGAGGCTGAGACGGCGCCAATTCAATAAAGGCGGCGTAATGTATAGTAGGTTTACAAAAACCAATGATGAAGGAGTAGTGGAATTGTGGCATAGCATGGCTTATGCCGAGGAAACACCAGCGTGTACCATACGATCGGACACGTTTCAAGCAGCACACATACGATTGTGCTCTAATAAAACCCCCCATATATCAGACGTGGAACGTTATTTCTCCACGCACAAAGTTGAAAACACATTACATGCTGCAACTTTGTTTTTCGACATCTACAATAGATGTCCGGAGGTTTTCGGCGTCAAGCCAAATATGGTCACTCCTTGTGTCATACAGAATGACACACATTCCTACCAATCAGTAGATGGGTTAGTTTCCGAAGACGGGAAACCGACCATGCGGGCAATCTGGCCGGGATACGGTAAAGGTATCGCGTTCTCACCGGTTAAGTCGTACAACAACGACAAAGCATGCCTGAAGGGAAGGATGGAAGACGTAAAGAATCGTCGATATCCTATCCCACCAATCTACTATTCGTATTTGCACGAACTAGTTGGCTTGATGGTGCCGCCCGAGAGGATGGGCATCATCACCCCTATGTCCTACGAACAAATCTGGGACCAGTTCGACAAAACTACTCAGCGTGCCAAACTAGCACAAGCAGACTTCTCTATGGAGGGTAAAGTATCTGTTAGATCATTTCAGAAGGTGGAGGCTTATGGTAAGCTAACCGCCCCTAGAAATATCAGCACATTACCCATGTCCCATAACGCCACGCTCGGCCAATTCACCATACCAATTATGACCCACATATACAAAGAGTGTCACTGGTATGCCTTTGGCAAACATCCACGACACATATCCCAGTTATTATACGAAAAATCACGGGGTACAGTGTCAGCGACGGCGTCTGACTTCACCAAATTGGATGGCTCCATTCAGGAATTTTTCCGTGATGGTTTCGATATGGTCGCTTTTGCGGCCGTAAACAGGGACTACCATGCTGAATGGTTGAGGATATCCAAGAAAGAGAGGAATGCCAAGTGCAGAACAGCCCATGATATAACTTACCAATCCGACGCCACAGTGTTGTCAGGATCTTCGATGACCAGTTTACTCGGTACATTCGTCAATGTGGTAACGAACTATATCGCCTTGCGGACCCAATACGGGCCGCCAGAAGCATGGGCTAAGTTAGGTTTATATGGGGGGGACGACGGAGTAAGCTTCGATGTCCCGGGTACATGGATTACCAAGACAGCAGCGAAATTAGGTCTATTGTGTGAAACTGAGGAGGTTGCCATTGGCAACCCTATCAAGTTTCTAGGGAGAATATACCCTGATATATGGACAACACCAGCATCTATGGCGGAC